AAAGACCACACCGTGGGTATTAAAGCCATGTTTGTTACCAACGTCAGCGGATAGCACCTGGTAGACACTTCCCGTTGGCTGATAAATGAGCCGCTTCTGGGAATCCAGGATTTTGACGCGCTTGCTTAGTGCCGGACACATCCGCACCATATCCGCAGCCACATTGAAAACGATAGATGCCTGCTGACGATCCGCGGCGCAGCCATAGACCTCGGCTCGTTCTTCATTGTCACCACAGGTGAGAAGCAAGGCCACGGCGGCTGCCAGCTCCGACTTGCCCTGTTTCTTGGGAATCTCAATGTAAGCGGTATTAAACTGCCGATAGCCATTGGGTTTCATCGTCCCGAATATGTCACGGATAATCTGCTCCTGCCAGTCGATCAGTTCAAATGGCTTTCTGGCCCAAGTGCCTTTTGTATGGCACAAGCTTTCAATAAAGGCCACCGCATAATCGGCAGCTTCCTTATCATAGTAAGAACCTTTTGCCAGGAACTTGGTAGCCTTATACTTTTTTAGCTTACGGATATGCGGTCACCTCCAAATTTGAGCATAAAAATAGTCGGCGCCAATCGGTGTCGACTGCATATACGAGGAAAAGAGCCCTCCGGCTCAATTCCTGCTAAAGTGATTTTAGTTATTCATCGCCCAGGCAATGGCGTGGCCACCGTCCTCAAAAAGGTCTCCGCTCATGGCGATCAGATTCAGTCGGCATTCAATGTAGCCGTACCCGGTTTCTTCAGGAGTCTCAACAAATTCGTAAACCGCTGCGATAAAGCCCTTCCAGGCGATGTCCGTAACCAGAACCTTGTCGCCCATTTTCAGAACCGCGCCCTCACCGGATGTGACTATGCAGGAAAGTCGCTCCATGGTAGTCATGTTGGGTAGCCGGTAGCAGGCTGTGGTGTTCTCGGTATATTCTGCGGTTCTCTTAATGCCTGTGTTTTTCATGGTTTTTCCTCCGTAAAAGTGTGTATTTCCCCTTTGGGTGCTGTGATATTACCTCTACTTAGCAGTAATAGCAACTCACATTAGTACACAATAATAACCGAGAAAATGTGTGTATTTCAGGGCTCTATTTCAAACCTTTCGGCATACGTCCTCGCCGTAGACGATGCCCAAACTGCTGCCGCAGTCCCACTGCACATGGATCGTACCGATGGAATCCACCGACATCACAGTTCCCCTGCAACCAGGGTACAACCGGGTGTTATAAGGATCATCCATCCGCACCAACTCCACGCGGGTTCCGGCAGGATATTGTTCACGCAGCCGCTGAAGGGTTTCTTTTCTGATTCCAAACATCATTCTGCCTCCTTCCGCTGACCGCTCTTAAAAGCAGAGCTGCCGGAAAAGTTCCGCAGGAGGATGTTCCGGGCAGCCTTGTATTCATCGCCAATAAAACCCAGCCGGAGCAGGAAGCACCGGAATGCATACTTTTCATTGTCTGCGGGCTTCTCCTTGGCATTGATTCGCTTCTGATTCTTGGCCATATCGCACACCTTGCAGATGAAGGTTTCGTAGGCTTCCAGTTGTTCCGGGGCCGGGATCTCATCAAACCAGGGGAAGGAAACCTTGTCATCGGTAACATTCACCGGAAGGCTGGTGCAGCCAATGGCCTTACAGATCAGGGTTTTCTTCGCCACCAAAATGCTGTACAAATTGGTAATCGCCTCGTCGGTGAAAAGGTCTCGGGGCATGGAAATGGTGACTGCAGGAAGATCATCTTCCTGATCGTCGGAATCGGTGAAGAACTGCATCACATCGAATCCTTCTTCACAAATGTGCTGCAGGAGCCGGTCAATTGCCTCGTCGGGCAGTACACCGCCGAAGTCAACTCCGGCATCCTTGTCGATGGTAATGCCGCCGACATCGTAGCTGAAGGTGGGTGCGCCGCAGTACCGGGCCTCGTAGCCAGTCCAGGCGGCGATGATTTTTACCAGGCGTTTCCGTTCTGCGCCCTGGGCATTGATGCTGATTTTCATGATTCCTACCTCCTTAGTCCTTCAGAAGTTCTCTGCACTTTGCGTTGACCGCCTTGGTGCCCAGGGCGATGTCCTCGGTGTAGCCCTTGGAAAGGACTACACCGAGGCCATTAACGCCCAGGGTGTAGGAGTGGCTACCGTACTTCTCGATAACCTTGTTCCAAAGTTTGTAAGTGGTGGGGGTAATTGCGTTTAAGCCTTTCTTAGCCATGTTTTTATCCTCCAAAAATGTGTTTTCCCCTTTGGGTAGTACACATATTGCCTCTGAATGGCCTAAATAGCAAGTTGTTTCTCAACCAGAGAATGTAGAATTAGTTCTGTCCGTGTTGTGTATACAACACAATACCGGACAGTACAAAAAAGACGCAAGGCAAAGCCACACCGTTGCCCCACATCTTGTATTCGGCGGCATCGGAGTGGGGATCTTGCAGCCATTTGGTGATTTGCTTTTCGGATTTTGCCTTCCCGGCACCGCTGACGATCCTGCGGTGGGTTTCAAAAACCTCTGTCCAGAATCGCAGATCCTCCCCGGTCGGTTCAGCTGTTTCCAGATCCGCACACCACCAGTCCGGGAATCCCATCAACCTGGCGCACTCAGTTGGGGTGAGCCGCCGGACGGAATACTCTGGAGTGCCGTTGCCGTTGATCAGAGGAGGATCTTTATAGTCGGTGGCACAGAGCGTGGCAGCGATTTCTTCGTCAGCCTTCATGAAGAAAGATGCCTTGCTTGCACACCAGGTCGGAGCTGCGACAGCATGACGATCCACGGTATTAAGTGTAAAGGAAACGTCCTCATTAATACCATCGCCCTGGGGTCCGTTTTTGTTGGAGCGCCCAATCATAGATCCCTGCAAAGCATAGCATTCAACAATTGCCACACCGCCCTGATTGCAGGTGGGGTTGCCGCCATTGCCATCCAGGGTGCGTGTGGTGGTTGCTTTATAAAACCCGGACTTGGGATTATCCGACTTCATGGCTTTGCTGTCTTTGGAGCAGATGCCAAATGCCATGGGTGCGACTTCTTCCTCCCGGATCACAAAGGGTTGGTTATTACCGCCGGTACCATAGGTGGCGGCAACTGTGGGAGCAACCTCCAAAGGCCCCACATAGCGGGTATCCTGACTATGATTTTCATAAACCATAGCCGGTGCATCCAGCACGATGGGAGGGTGGTGTGCTTCTGCCCGGAGAGTGCAGGTCAGATCACGGGTTACATCCATGCGGTTGCCACCCTGATCATTCAGAACGACACCGTTTCTTCCTGTAGACATTCCACAGTTCACTCCAAGGGTAGATGCGACCGTGGAAATGGTGCCGTTGTACCCGTCTATGCCAAGGACTGACGTTCCAACGCAATTTTTAGCACCTCCGGCAGTTCCTTGCCACGCTCGGAAGTTCTCCGCAGAATACCCAGACAGGCCTTCGGACTCAAATAATACTTTTCCGGCACATTGGCCTGCAAGATCTCCGATAAGGAAGATGCGTTTTCTGCGTTGGGGTAAGCCCCAATACTGTGCGTCAAGAGTTCTGTACGCAACGCTCCATCCGTCTCCCATGTAAAGGTCGGAATGGGGCCATTTGTTTTTCTCAGGCATAGGCACCGAGGGACAATCCTGGGCAATGCCAATGACCGCATTGAGGACTGCTTGGAAGTCACGCCCGGAATTGGACGAAAATGCTCCGGGGACATTCTCCCAACAGATCCAACGGGGGTATTTGCCATTGGTGGCACACCTCATTTCTTTTACAATTCGGATGGCCTCATAGAACAGATTGGAATGCTTACCCTCCAAACCGGCTCTCAGTCCCGCAACCGAAAGGTCAGTACAGGGAGATCCGAAGGTAATAATATCCACAGGCTCGATCTTGCTGCCATCCATAGCAGAGATGTCACCGTAATGTTTCATGAAAGGCAGCCGCTTGGTGGTGACCCGAATAGGAAACGGCTCGATCTCCGATGCCCACACAGGGGTGATACCGGAGAGCAAGCCGCCCAGGGGAAAACCGCCGGAGCCATCAAAGAGACTGCCCAGGGTTAATCTATTCATTTTCATTGGCAACCTCACTGTATTTATAGGTCAAACCATCACGCTGCACAGACACATCGGCATCACTGCCAATCTGCTCGATGTACCGCTTCACGATCACATCACAGAACTTTTCATCCAGTTCAACCGTGTAGCAGATACGGTCGGTCTGCTCACAGGCAATCAGGGTGCTGCCGGACCCACCGAAGGGGTCAAGCACCAGGCAGTTGGTCATGGAGGAATTCATGATGGGATAGGCCAGCAGCGGAATGGGCTTCATGGTAGGATGATCGCCATTCTTTTTGGGCTTATCGAACTCCCAGATGGTGGTTTCTTTGCGTCCGGTATACCACTGATGTTTGCCGCCTTTCTTCCAACCGTACAGGCAGGGCTCATGCTGCCACTGGTAGGGAGAGCGTCCCAGCACCAGAGACTGCTTTTTCCAGATACAGCATCCGGACAAATAAAAACCCGCATCGGCAAATGCCCTGCGGAAGTTGAGGCCCTCGGTATCGGCATGGAAAACATAGATAGATGCGTCATCTGCCATAGCAGCGTGCATCTGGGTATAGGCATCCAGAAGAAACTGGTAGAAGGCATCGTTTCCCATATTGTCATTCTTGATTTTTCCGGCAGAGCCTTCGTAGTTGACATTGTAGGGAGGGTCCGTAATGACCAGATTGACCTTTTTGCCGCAGAGCA